GTTGGCAACGATGATAATCCTATCATTAATGAGAAGTTTAATATGAAAGATATTGTTAAAGAGTTCATTACTGTGCGCTCCAGTGACACTGGCTTTGATAAACTTTGCCTAAAGCAACGTGATCTGCTGGTGAAAACACTAGAGCAGTCTATTGAAATGCTCAAGAAGGCCGCATGAGCGCCTGGCTCATAGCGATCATAGGAGTTGTCTATGCGATTGTGGCTGCTGACTTACTTTGGCGTGGTAACATTGGTCTTGGGATTGCTTTTATTGGCTATTCACTTGGGAATGTTGGACTCTATCTTGCTGCTAAGGCGGTGACATGAAAACCTATTGGATTGAACAATTAGCACACCTGCACGCACAAAGTGCAGCCATCTTCGTTCTATTTATGTTATGTGTTATTATCTTTGCACTTTGGAGGTCTTATGGTGAAGGTTAGTGGTGTCCCTTACGAGGTTAAGATGGAGCTTACCGATGAGCGCATTCTTGAGTTAGCTAGGGAGTGTGGCGCATCGAAGGTCTTTGTTGCTGGTTTCTCAATAGCTGGCAATGCTAAGATCATTGATTTTGCAAGACGCATTGTCGAGGAGGTTTCTAAAGGATGAACCCATTAAGCGTTACTTCGGCACTAAATAAGAACGGCGTACTAACATTGTATGTACTAATGGATGACGGCACAATTCTGAAAAAGGCAGAAGATGAACAACGATGGTCAGAGGTCAGTAGTGTTCTTGGACATAGAAACGAACAGCCAAGCAAGCCAGATCTGGTTGTGCGTAACAAAGGATCAAAGAAGCGGAAGGATTGAATGTCATCACAAGGCCGACACTTTATTAAAAACATTAGAGGACAATCCGTTAGTAGTAGCGCACAACGGAATCTTCTTCGACTTCCCGATATTGAACAGGCTATGGAATACGAAGATCAAAGCATCGATGTGCGTAGATACCCTAGTCATGTCAAGGCTGATGAGTCCAAACCGAGAAAACGGACACAGCCTCGCAGCGTGGGCAACAAGACTGGGAACAAACAAAATTGAGTTCACTGATTTTGATGGTGGCCTTACGCCTGAGATGCAAGAGTACTGTGTCAGGGATGTCGAAGTTTTAGAGAAGGTCTACAACGAACTTTTACAGGAGCAGCAACGATATGGGTTCTCCCAACAAAGCATCGAACTGGAACATAAAGTGGCTATCATCATTGCTAGACAAGAGCGCAATGGCTTTAGATTCGATTTGCCTAAAGCTATGGTGCTTCTGGCAGGACTTAAAGATAAAATGGCTTCAATTGAGGCATCCCTACAGTTCATCTTTCCGCCTATCGTCACCGAGCGAATTAGTGAAAAAACAGGAAAGAGACTCAAAGATGATGTCGAAGTCTTTAACCCAGGCTCAAGGCAGCAAATCGCCAAGCGGCTCCAAGAAAAAGGCTGGCAACCAAAAAAGTTCACAGAAAAAGGCCAAGTGATTGTCGATGAATCTACACTGGCAGGAGTTGATATACCAGAAGCGAGAGCCATTGCCGAATACCTACTCATTCAGAAAAGGGTGGCTATGGTTGAGTCTTGGATTGAAAGTGTATCTGAGGCCCAACGGATTCACGGTAAGGTCATCACCAACGGAGCAGTCACAGGGAGAATGACGCACCACAGCCCTAATATGGCTCAGGTCCCATCAGTAGGCTCAGAGTACGGCGGCGAATGCAGAGAACTATTCACCGTGCCAGCAGGCTACAAACTCGTTGGCATCGATGCTTCATCGCTGGAGTTGCGGATGTTGGCACACTATATGAAAGATGAGTCCTATGCTAAAGAAATCGTTGAAGGTGACATCCATACTAAAAACCAGAATGCGGCAGGTCTTCAAACAAGAGCGCAAGCGAAAACATTTATCTACGCTTTACTCTATGGTGCAGGGCCTGCCAAAATCGGGAAGATTGTTGGTGGTTCGGCAAAGGAAGGTCAGAAACTCATCGATACTTTTCTTCGGAACACTCCAGCTTTGCAAGCACTTCGCAACAAGATTGAGAAGTTATCGGTACAAGGATCGTTACCAGGTCTTGACGGTAGGAAACTATACATTCGTTCCGCACACGCAGCACTTAACACGCTACTGCAGGGTGCTGGTGCGATAGTGATGAAACAGGCCTTGGTATTGTTGGACGAAGGCATTAGGAAGAAAGGCTTGGATGCCAAATTCTGCGCCAATGTCCACGATGAATGGCAGCTAGAAGTAGCAGAAAAAGACGCACAAACTGTAGGGGAATTAGGGGTTGACAGTATTAGAAAAGCTGGTGTAGTATTGGGGATGCGGTGTCCATTAGATGGCGAATACAAGATTGGAACTAACTGGAAGGAAACACATTGACAGAAGAATTTGAAGACCCAGAATCAGCAATCTTTATCGCCGTAATCGGTGGCGCAGTCCACATTGCCTACAGCAAAGATTTAGCCGAAGACTTTGATAATATGCTTGACATTTTAGAAACTGCTGCTAAAATGGTTTTGAACGAGCAGAGTAACAATCAGCAGTCTGTATCAAGTGTTCACTAACCGAAAGGAAAATTATGAACGATTTAGCAAAACCAGTAAAAGTAAAAGCCACAGTGATGTGGTGTTTCCACAATAAACCAAATGAGATGTCAGGCAAGTTCCAAATGGATCTGTGCAATCTGTCTGACAATGCTGTGAAGGCATTGGAGTCTCTTGGATTGGATGTGCGTAAGCGTGAAGACAAGCCAGAGAAAGGCTTCTTCATCACTTGCAAGAGCACTGTTCCAATGAAAGTATTCGACGCTGGTGGCAATGATTTGAACAATGTTGCCATTGGTAACGGATCTACGGCTACGGCTGTAGTTGGCGCTTATGCTTGGTCCTGGAAGAATAAGTCTGGTACTTCAGCGACTCTGACTAAGCTAGTTGTTGATAACCTTGTGGCCTATGATGCTGCTGAAGCAGAAGAAGCCGCTGATGAAGTCCTCTAACTTGTTAGGTAAAGGAGAAAAGATGTATATTGTTCGATTCAATGGTAAGAAACTAAATCTGAAGTCGCTGACTGGTTTTAAGAAGTATGAACAGGTTCGCAATGCACTGCGGAAATATCTGCGCTCCAAAGGCCAGACACGCATTCATGGCGCTCTTGGTTACACCATCAGCCGCATCTAATAGTTATGGCGAAAGCAGACAAATCCACCGCTTTTTGGGCAATACAACTAGCGATTACTTCGAAGGTAAATGTGTTTACGTCTGTGAGTAGCCGCCTATGATTGCACTTGTGGATGGCGACATTGTTGCCTATACCCTCGCTGCTGGTTGTGAGGACTATGACGAAAGTGTTGCTCTCCGCAAGTGCTCCGAATACCTTGAAGAACTTGTCTATGTTCATGCTGGCTGTGACGATGCTAATGGCTGGCTTACAGGCCATCAGAACTTTCGTGTCCAACTAGCAAAGACAAAGCCGTACAAAGGAACCAGAACACAAGAAAAACCAAAGCATCTAAGTTTATTGCGTGAGTACCTTAACTCTGCTTGGAAGTTTCCTATAGAGCAGTATCAAGAAGCCGATGACGCAATAGGCATAGCTGCTTATTCGATGGACCCAGAAGACTATGTTATCTGCACCACAGACAAAGATCTGAATATGATCCGTGGCTGGCACTACAATATGAAGCGTAATGAGAAGTTTTGGGTTGACGAAGACGACACATTGTATAGCTTCTATACACAAGTGCTGACTGGTGATCGTGTCGATAACATACCAGGGCTGCATGGGGTTGGTCCCAAGAAAGCAGAAAAGATTCTTAAAGGCCTCAAGACTGAGGACGAGATGTTTGAAGCGGTACTGAAGGCTTATGACAACGATGAAACCTATCTAACGGAGCAGGCACAATTATTATGGATCAGAAGAAAACCAAATCAGGTTTGGAAAAAGCCCCGATAGTCTATGTTGAGTGGGTTGACGCTGTAGCTGATGCAGGCTGGCAAGAAGGCACTAAGACAGAGATCCATCGGTGCTACAGCATCGGTTGGATTGTCTCGGAGTCGGACGATGCGATCTGCATCGCCAACACGGTCAGCATGGACTCCAGCAACGCCAGGATGCACATACCGAAGTCGTGGATTAAAACAAGAAAGGAAATCAACATTGAAGCCATCATCAGCGAAAGCAAAAGGCCGAGTGCTGCAGCAAACCGTAAGAGATCTGATAATAGCAAAGTTCGGTCTGGAGCCTGATGATGTTCGTTCAGTTAGCATGGGCGTGTCGGGGGAAGACCTGCTTCTTAGTCCAGCAGCAAGACGGAAGCTACCAATCAGTGTGGAATGCAAGTCCAGAGCAACAATCTCTGTATATGGACATTATCAACAAGCGAAGGACAACAGTCGAGGATACGAGCCAGTCCTCGTCATCAAGCAAAACAGAGATAAGCCCCTGGTTGTGGTAGACTGTAATTACTTTTTTGACTTACTTAGGAGAAGCAATGAAAACCTTTAAGTTTACATACGAAGACATAGAATACATTGGTGATAGTGGTAGCTGGCCTGATCGGACCACCATCAAAGCAAAGCACGAGTTTGATGATACTATTACTTGGGTTCCAGTGTTGTATCAGTTTGCCAAGTTCCTAGAGAGCACTGGCTATGTCGATGTTGTACAAAAGATCCAAGTAGAAGATCGTTTTGGATTTCATGCCGATTGCGGATTTAAAACATTCGGCGAACAAGAGGAAGAGTTTGACGACACTGAGGAAGAGCAATCTTGAAACTACTAATGCTAGACATCGAAACAAGCCCCAACACTGCACACATCTGGGGCCTTCGGGATCAGTATATTAGTCCAGAACATTTGTTAGAGTCTTCCTATGTTCTGTGTTGGGCTGCTAAGTGGCACGGCAAGAAAGATATTATGTTTTCTTCCGTACACAACACACAGCCTAAGTATATGCTGCGAAAGATCCACGATCTTATCTCTGAGGCAGATGCAGTTGTGCATTATAATGGCACTCGGTTTGACATCCCAGTGCTCAATAAAGAGTTCCTGCTTCAGCACTTAGCACCGCCAGCACCATACAAGCAGATTGATCTATTAAGAGTAGTTCGTAAAGAGTTTCGATTTCCTAGCAACAAACTTGACTACATTGCACAGCGCCTCGGTCTTGGTAAAAAGACAGCACACGAAGGCTATCAGCTTTGGGTCAAGTGCATGAACAAAGACCCCGTTGCTTGGAAGGTCATGGAAAAGTATAATAAGCAAGATGTGGTTTTATTGGAGAAAGTCTATGATCGTCTGCTCCCTTGGATTAAGTCTCATCCTAATCATAACCTCTACGGAGGTGACGGTTGCCCCAACTGCGGTAGCCATCGACTGCAAAAACGTGGATTCTCCTACACAACCACAGGAACCTTCCAAAGATTCCAATGCACGAATTGTGGAAGCTGGTCCAAATCCACCAAAGCAATAAAGGAGCACGCCGATGTCGCAACAGCAACCTAAAACATTAGGCGAGTACATTGCTAGCAAACAAATAGGAGGCAACCACTACAAAACAGCAATCCAGCCTTGGGATGTGTTCCTAGATTGGGAACTTGATCCCTGGCTCTGTAATGTGATAAAGTATGTGCAGCGGCACAATAGAAAGAACGGCATTGAGGACTTAAAGAAAGCACAGCACTATCTAGAGTTTGCAATCGCTAATTACGATAAGATTAAAGAAATTTATTATAAGGGGTAGGTATGTCATTAACACTGAGGGACATAATGGAAAGGATGGCGAGACTTGATGAAATAACACTATTGGAGGTGCTAGATATATCGTCAGAAGAAATAGTAGAGAGATTCGCTGATAAGATTGAGAACAAGTTTGATGAATTGGAGATTGACCTAGATGAATAACTACTCAGAATTTATTGCTAAAAGCCGTTACAGTCGTTTTCT